ATAATATATTTTGTTTTGTTAACAATTCCGTCAATTTTAGAGATGCTGTATTGCAGCCACACCTACATAACCATGCTAATTTCAAAGTCAATTTTATATGTTGTTTAGGAGAGTATATTTTGGTAGGAATTAAAAATCTAAATACTCGTTTATTCAGCGATGCTTGGAAAGTCCGTAAGTTAATAAAAAGAGTAAAAAGTATTTTCGCAACTTTGATGTAAAAATAGACCCCCATACCACACAAAAAAAATTTTAAAAGTCTATTTTATAATTTAAGGGTATGTGAAGGGTATGCTATACCCTATATAATAAAGCTAAAGATAAAGATATAGCTATTTAGTATCTTTTTTATATATTTGTGATATGGATGAAGATAAAATAAAGAAAGAGGTGGATGGCAAGACCTTGCCTAAGCGAGTTTTCGGAAATCATAATTCTATACCAAAGCAAAAGGGAACTATTCGCAAGAATACAAAGATTACAAGAGAGATACTTGCCAATGCACTAGCAGGTCAGGAAGTAAATGTAAAAGATGCTCTTGAGCAGTTGGCACAAAAAAATCCTGAAGCATATATCAATGCAATCGCTAAACTGCTTAACTATGCAATGCCTAAACTTGCATCAACGGAGATAACCGAAAAGAGCAGTAAAAAAATAGAAATAAATTTAGACAACAACATTAGCCTTGATGAACTAAGGTCAAAGATGGAAGCATTGGAGAACGATGTGGAAGATGTGGATTTTGAAGATTTAGATATATGACAAAAGAAGATATTTTAGAAGGTGCATCAGATATAGCACTAAAAGCTAATGGACTTGATGATGCAATCATAGGACTTACGCAATATGGTTTGATAATATATGACTACAACAAATGTATTGATATATTTATGAAAGAAAACGATTGGGATTATACTGAGGCAGTAGAATGGATGGAATTTAATGTTCTAGGTTCTTACAATGGTTCAGGCTCACCAATTTTCTTAATCAATGGATAGGGAAACTAGAAAACAATTTTTAAAAGCAATGGAGAAGGCTCTTTGCGAAAAGTCCTTCTATGACTTCTTTGTAAAAGCATTTCCCATAGCAGAACCATCAGTACCCTTATCAACTAACTTCCACCATAAATATCTATGCGATATATTACAAGCAGAAGCAGAAAGAATAATCGCAGGTAAAAAGAAAGGCAAAGATATAATTATTAATATACCCTTTCGTAGCACAAAGTCATTACTTGTAACAGTTATGTTTCCTGCATGGTGTTGGGCAGTATATCCCAAGATGAGGTTTATCACAGCATCATATTCAGCAGAGATTAGTATAGAACACGCAACAAAGTCAAGAGATATAATACAAAGCGAGTGGTTTCAATCTCATTGGGGAGAAACATTCCACATTAAAAAAGACCAAAACCTAAAAGCTAGATACGAAAATAATTTTCTTGGAGTTAGGAGAGCAACATCAGTTGGAGGTACTGTAACAGGACAGGGTGGTGATATAATTTTAGTCGATGACCCTACATCACCAAAAAATGCTGCATCGGAAACAGAAAGAGATAACGCCAATGAATGGTATAAGTCAACACTATATTCAAGACTTAACAATCCAACAACAGGAATTAGAATAATAATTATGCAGAGAGTACACGAAGATGACCTTAGTGGCTACCTGTTATACAACTCTCCTGACAAGCATGAGCATATTTGCATACCTGCCGAACTTTCTAGCGACCTAAAGCCATCAACTTTAGCAGAACACTATGAAGATGGTCTTTTTTGGAAAGAAAGATTTAGTAAAGAGATTCTTGATGACTATAAGTCAGCACTAGGCTCTTATGGCTACGCAGGACAGCTACAACAGCGACCAACACCTGCCGATAGTGGTATGATACAAAAAAATTGGTTCAAAATTGATGATGAGAAGGTAGATGGAGTAGTAAACTTCGTTATTGACCCTGCATATACTGCAAGTCAAAAAAATGACCCCTCAGCATTGATGGCTTACACCTTTGAAGATGGTAAATGGCAAATTAGAGAAGTACAGACAGTAAGATTGGAGTTTCCTGACTTAGTAAGGCACATAGGAAAGTTTGTAAACAAAAATGGATATACTAGCCAATCAAAGATATTTGTAGAACCAAAAGCAAGTGGTAAGTCAATAGTACAAACTCTTGTGAGGGAAACAGGATTGAATGTTAAAGAAGATAAGCCACCGACCAAAGATAAAGTGGCTAGAGTACAAGATATTTCTGCAACTGTGGAAACAGGTAGGGTATCTTTGCTAAAAGGTCATTGGAATGAAGAATTTTTGATGGAATGTCAACAATTTCCTGCTGCAAAGCACGATGATATGGTCGATTGCCTTGTTATGGCTCTAAATAGACACTTTACAGGTGGTAAAGTAATGTATTTTGGCTAAAGAAGGTATAAAATTGAAATTTACACGATAATTGCGAAACTTTTAGAAATAATTTAACTTTTTTTGCGTAATGGATGAAATTAAGGGTATAAACCAAGCTCACACTAAAATCTTGAATGATTTTATAAAATATGTCCAACAACAGACATATATCATGACAGAGAACTGTGAAGATGGCAAATATCAGGATTTCGAGGAAGTTATGGAAGATGTTTTCGCATATTATGTTGATTTCAAGAAATATGCTGTAAAAGATGAAGATGGAGTAGAAGAATGGGTGTATATGTTGCCTAATCTACTAATGTACTCATTTTTAGGCTTTTTAGCAGGTATAAAAAGTAAAAAAAATTACAGACTTGTAAATAAAATTGAAATTAATGTTGTTCAAGCTACAATGGAAACAATAGGCTTGATTTCAGATATGTATAAAAACGACTGATATGTTGAAAATAACCATAAACAAAAAGGATTATGACATTCCTAATATGTGGAATGAGATGACCTTAGATTATTACATTGGTATCTATGCTATAATTAAAAAATATCAAAGAACCAAAGAGCAAGAGGAAGCTGACAAAGGGAAAGACCTTTCTAAGTTTTTCTTTGTGCAAGAAACCAAAATGTATCGAGAGCTGTTTATTTATATGACAGGGATTGATGAGGCTACTATGGATAGAGTTCCAATGGAAGATGTTGAAGCTGTACTCCAATGCCTAGATAACATTATGGAAGAATATAAACCAAAAGGTATAACACATTTTAATTTTGACTTTGAAACCTACTATTTTCCTATGGATTTCCTAAGAACAGGAACTTTTGGTGAATATATAGAGGCAAGTCAGCTAGAAATGAATACAGAATACCTAAAAAATGGTAGATTTGACATTTTGCCTGAACAAATGGCTATTTTATGTAAAAGAGTTGATGAAGAAGTCGATTTAGACGACATTGACGAAAAAGCAAAGTCATTTAGGAGATTAACTATGGACATCGTATGGGAGTTCGCTTTTTTTTTGAACAATCGGTCGATAAAATCTCTAGAAGTTATGCAAACATTTTTAGGAGTGGAACAAAAAGCATAGCAGTAGCAAAGTCAAGCAGAATAATGAAGCCATACGGATGGCTAAACACATTGTATGATGTGGCGATTGATGGAGTATTTACAAAAGATGGTAAAGATGCCATGCAAAGCGTAAAAGACGAGAAATTATATAAGGTACTTACTTATGTATCTTGGAAAACAGCAAAAACAGACTATGAAATTGCTGTTAACGAAGAACAGAGTAAGCAAATAAAAAAATAAAATGGCATTTAATAAGCTAAGAGATTTAAGAGATAGGTTTGAACAAAAATGGATAAATGGTGGATTTATCTTTGGTTACGAGAACGAAATCAATGAAAACCACAACAATGACTATCCATTACTACTTGTTTTACCACCTACCTCAGAATTACCATCAGCAGAAGGAAGTAGCAATGAAAGATACACTTTTGAGTGTTTAATCACAAAACCTTTCTATCAAAACCAATCAGGTTCTCTTGATGTAGTTTTTTCACTACTTGAGCAAGAGGCATTGAGTTGGTTGGGAAGTGTTTTAGATAGCTACCCAAACAAAGAAGTAATACTTAGTCCTGACAGTATAATTGTTGAACGAGAAAAAGAACTATATAACGACAAATTGATACAAGTTAGGTTAGAATTTACTTTGGATTGCTTTTCACACAACTTTTCTTTTGTTGATGAGGTATCAATTACGGAACTATCCCCTTTAGTATGGCTTAGAAGCGATATGGGTATTAAAACACAATTTAGTGGGGGTACTGAAGTAGTAACAAAATGGATTGACCAAAGTGGTAACGGAAATCACTTTGAGCAAACCACAACAACAAAAATGCCATCTTATGTATATGAATCATCAGATAATGGTTATCCTGAGTTAGATTTTGATGGCTCTAATGATTTTATGTCTTGTGTAAACACAGGAATAAATGCAGGAACAGGTATAGCAGGAGAGCATACTATTGTGTGGGTTGCAAAAGCAGATGCAACAGATTCACAAACATTCTTCTTATCCAAGTCAAATGATGGATTACCAATACAAAGATTTTCTGTTATGGTAAATGTAGATTCGTCTAACAACATTTGGCAGGTAGAACATTTTGATGGAGTATCAAGTGGTAATGATAGCACAAGAGTTTTTGACAGCAGCACCTTAGCAACAACAACCACAGTTAGAACAGTAAACTTTCATAACAAAACTGCAAAGTTATTTAAAAACGGAACTTTAGTAGCTACCAACACAAGCTCTAGCTTTGATGAACCTAGCAACTATGGAGTAGGTAGAAAAATACATTTAGGGTCTGATGATGATGGAACAGATAAGTTTTTTAATGGCTCAGTACAAGAAGTTATGATATTCAACTCAAAACTGAGTGAGTCAGAAATAGTAACAGTAAGTGATTACTTACAGCATAAATACAGCATAGCATAATGGCACAAGTAAATTTTCAAGATAGACCTTTAGAAGATATAGCAGTATCAGCACATCAGCCGATAAAGTTTACAGTTAGGGTAAAAGGTTCAGGTGCAGCAGATATGAGAAAGTACAAAAGTGTTGACTTTCTTATAACTCCTGTAAATCAATACACAGGAGAAGATGAAACAGACAATCAAGTTAGTATCAGAGTACAACATAGTCCTGTAATACACGACACAGTAAATTCAATATACAATGATGATGATGCTTACAGATTTTTTAGTTTAGATATAAGTTCTATATGTAGAGATTTTTTATCTTTTGACTTGAGAGCTTGTACGCAAGATACATCTGCTGTTGTTCAAAGAGATATAACACAGTCTATGACAGCGACAAAACTTTACAAGAAGTTTAAGATTACTGCTGTTCCTGAAAAGCTAGAGGGTAGTACATTAACCAAAATTACAGCAGAATCAGTTGATTCAACAGTTGTAGCTGCAAATGTTGCCTTGTCAGATGAAGAACAAAACACTTACGCACTAGGTGATTTTCTTTTTGATGGTGATACAGTTGTTGAGCAGAACTCTGAACTGCACAATGCTTTCACTCACGATTATAAGCACTACACCAACAGCACAGGTGGTGGAACTGCTAAATATCTTACTATGAAGCCAAATCATAGAATCATAGGTACAGATGAATGTGAGTATCTAACATTTATAGCTAGAGAGCTAGATAATAAACCTATTGATGTAAGAGTGATATTCTACGATAGTAGTGGTAATGCACTAAAGACAGGTTTTGATGATAATGATGGAGATAGTAATGATGAAGATTTTTACTATGAGATACAATACTCTCCTGATGGTGCAGGTAATTATAGTGCAGGATTTACTGTGTTATCACATGGTGGAACATCATCAGATAGTGAATTTGAAGACCCTGAAATAGCTATTGCACAGATAGGTGTAGGAACAAGAAATATAACAGAAGCTAGAAAAGGATTTATAAACTCTAGCGAAGGGAAACAAAAGTTTGGAACTGTATGGGATAATATATCTTACTACACAGTACAAACATTAGAGGGTGGAACAACAAAAGCAGTTGGTGAACTATTAACATATCATATAGACCACGAATCAGATAGAAAAAAATACGAGGCAAGGTCAGTAAGATTTCATTGGCAAAGTAGAATGGGTGGTATAGATAGCTATACTTTTGATGGTTTGGCTACCGAAAGTATCAGCACATCTTCTAAAATGTATGAAGAAACTATATATCCATTCTTTCAGTCAAGACTTAGAGAAGTTAGTGCATTAGGCTTGGGAGCAAATCCTAATGTAAAAGAAACATTTGGAACGCTTCCCAACAGAGTTGGTGGTCTTACATCAGATGAATATAGAAGTGGCTCTAAATCGCAGGTAAAAGCCTTTAGACAAGGTCAAGCAGTATCAAGACCATATCCAATAGGAGAAAGGTTTATGATGGAAGATTTACTTTCCTCTCCAAATGTATGGATAGAGAGAGGTTGGAAGGGTAGAGATATATACTTTGACAACTTCAGTAGCTATGCTAACAAAGCAGAACTAGCAAATAGTTATACTATTGCAGGTGATGCAGATGATGACATTACATTTTTAACAGGTGAAGACCCATTATCAGGAACTAAATGTTTATCGGTAGGTAACAATTCAGGTACGGATTTTGCACAGATAACATTCAACACATTCATTCCGATAGATACTAAAAAGATATATAGGTTTGAGATAAGAGTTAGGAAAGTTTCAGGAACTAATGGAACTTACTTTGGTCATAACGAGTATAATGCAAGTCAAGCAAACAACCTAAAATCAGGTAGTGCAGATAATTACTTTCAATACCCTGCTTTAGCTGATGGTGATAGTAGTGAGTTGATTGTAAATTCTGCTGATTGGTTTTCAGGAGTAGGAGTTTCAGATGTTTCAACTGTTGGAGAATGGTTGATTTTCACAGGATATGGAAGTGGAGAACAGTTGCTAACTCAATACAATGACAATAGAAGAAGTCCAAACGAACCAATGCTGTTCATTGAGGGAACTAAATTTATAAAGCCATTTATTCTTGCAAACTACAATACAGGTGCAGGACAAACATTGGTTGATTATGTTAAGATAACAGAGTTTACTAGCGATGTTCCAAATATACATAATAATTACAGTACATTGAACAAACACTACTATGTTCCTGTAAACATCAAAGATGGCTCTAATGAAACATTTACAAGCGAAGGTCAGTCAAGCATGACCATAAACTATGTTGAAAGCAAACAAAAAAGAACAATAGATTAATGAGAGAGATTAGAGTAGAGCTTAGGGATTTTGATGATAAGATTCTAGGAGATATTGACATCATATCAAGTGATGACTTTCCTTTATCTTTAACTTTTCAAAACTTTGATGTTAGAAGTTTAGATTCTAGGGGTGGTAGTTTTAGTAAGACATTTAAAGTTCCTGCAACAAAAAAGAACAATAAACTTTTTAATCACATATATCAAAGTGGTAATACTGACAAGAAAACAGTAAGAAAAGATATTCCTGCTTGTATATACTCTAATAATGTTCCTATCCTATATGGTAAGCTAAGAGTTAGTAAAGTTATCAAAGGTAAGAAGCCTATTGAATACGATTGTATATTTTTAGGAGATAATATGGATTGGGCAAACTCAATCAAGAACCTTGACTTAAAAGATTTAAGATTTAGTAGTGCAGCTTATAATAACTATTCAGACATAAGCGATGGCACAGGAAGTAGCTACGCATTTACTAATGTTCAAGATTTAGGAGAAAATCCTGATAATCCTTTTAGTCATTCAGGTTATGTTGAGAACCACGACAAACTTGTTTTCCCTTTACTTTCTGTTGGTGAGGGTATAAGTCCAAAAGATAATGTAACAGATTTAGAATTTGTACCTTGCTTATATCTTAAAAATGTTTGGGATAAAGTATTTCAAGCACAAGGCTATGAAGTAGAAAGTACATTTTGCGAAAGCGACTATTTCAAATCTTTGCTTATACCATTGAACTTTGAAAGAACAGGTGAGCAAGTAAACACTAGAGGTGGTAAGATTACAAAGACAGATTCAGAGGAACTAGTAGCACACTATTTTCACGCTGCTGAAGGTACATCACAAGATGATGATAATGAAGCTAGAGCAGCAGGTTCACCTGAAATAAATAGTAGATTCGGTAGTGTTGATTCTTCTGATATAGATGCAAATCTAGGTCTTTCTAACACACAGTTTGCTAGATATGTATTTAGAGGTAATGAATCAGAAGATGCACAAGATGTAACATCAGGAGATGCAGATAACGGAAATGTACAGGCTGTACAATCACCTTCTGATGGTATGACTATGTTAGTTGTAAATGAGAGTGGAAGCCACGAAATAAGTTGGAATATAAATACAAAAGTAGGAACAACAGAGTTTGCAAATGCAGGTGGAGATACAACTCTATATTTAAGATTAAGAGCAGAGATTTGGAGAACAGAAATGACAGATACTCCAAATGATTTGTATTGGGATTCTGCACTAGAAGCACAGACTAGACAGCAAGGTTCTAGGTTGATGTGGACTGATGTTGTTGCTTATGACATATCGGATGATGCATCTCCTGCGTTCTTTAATGTAAACTTTAGTGGCTCTTTTAATACGCAATCCACAAATACAAGTGAATCATACATATTTACAATAATGCCTGAAATAGATGACTATCCTAGTCAAGATGGTGGTATTTTAAAAGCATCTTTTGTAGATGGAACTTTTGAAGTTAGTGGTTCAAATGAGTATTCTATTGGTGAAGATATTACTGATGTTCATCACTTACTGCCAAGAGCATCACAAGCTGACTTTATTATAGGAACAGCACAAATGTTCAACCTTCAGTTTAGAACAGATGCAGCAGAGAAAAAGGTTTATGTAGAGCCTTATGACCACTTCTATAACTTTGACAAGCCATACGATTGGACTGACAAAATAGATTACTCTAAAAACATAAGTGAAGAATTTATTTACGACATAAAATCAAAGCTAGAGTTCAAATACAAAGATGCAAGTAATGATGGATTCATAGAAAGGTTCAATAAAAGAAATGATGTTGACTATGGTTCTTACGAGGAACTAGACAATACAGGTCAGTTGATTGATGGTATAACTAAATATGAGAATAAGTTTTTCTCTCCATCTTTTAACTTTTTAGAGCCTGATTATATTGATGATACACAAAACAATACTAGTGCTGTAAACATTCCTTTCATACCTCTTTATCATACAGAGGCAAGTGATTTAAATAATAGTGTTACAGCAGAAAGAGCAGAAAAGAGTTTTGATATTGGTTCAAGGGTTTTGCTTTTAAATGCAGAGAATACTAATGAATCAGGAACAGCAAGAAGTGTTGGTTATGCAGGTGAATCAGGAGGAACGCAAAAATACCATAAATGCGTAGATAATGTATTGAATGGTTCAAGTGCATTGACAGAAAGATACCCAAAGGCTTTCTTTAATAATCCTTGCGTTTCTATAAAAAATACATCAACAGGTGTGTACACAGATTCAGCAGGTTTAAGCATTGGAACTTACGATGGTGTTGAAAGATTTGTTGACCAAAACCTATCTTATGGTAGAGTAAAATTGAAAGGTGCATTTACTTCAGGTTCGCAGTTAGTTGTAAAGCAATACACTTTAGATGGTCTATTCCACACTTTCTTTAGTCTAATGATAGCACAGTTAAGAGCAAAGCCAAGATTGAAAACAATGAATGTAAATCTAACTTATGCAGATATATGTAACCTAGATTTTAGAAAGTTGGTTTTCATAGATGGTGTTTATCACAGGATAAATAAGATAGTTGATTTCAAACCACATCTCAAAGAAAGCACAAAGATAGAGTTGCAAGAGTTCTTTGATTTAGGACAAACACATCAGAGCTTTGGTAATCTATCTACTTTAGATTTAACAAACATACATTCAACAGGTGCAGCACAATCTATACTTGATGTAGAAGAAGCATCAGGAGAATCAGAACATAATTTTAGCAACTTGAGTTTATAATGAAGATAACAGGTAAATTTAATAATCAAAAGAAACTACAAGACCAAAAGTCAGGAGGCAAAATATATTGCACTATTGATAGTGTTTTGCAGGAAGTTGTTTACGAAAGACAAGACAACAACAATGAGTATTATTATGATTGTGTTGTTAAGACTAATCAGAACAAATCACTAAATCAATTAGCTCTTTCAGCAAAACCTACATTATCTAAAAGTGTAACTGAAACTGTTACAACAACAACAACAACTCCACAAGAGGGAACTGTTACTACAACATCATCTGTTACAATATCACCACAGTTGGTATTTGATTATACAAACCTAGTTAGGTCATCTAGTGGTAGTGTTGAGAGATGGAAAAGTTCAGTAAAACAAAACTTTCTTTCTCAATCAACAAGTGGAGATAGACCTGCTTTAGGAAGGTTTGGTGGTGGAGTGAATGGTCAATCACCATTATTCTTTAATGCAGAAGAAGGAGATTTTATGTCTTTAAACTCTGCTGTAACCTTATCAGGAGATTTTACTATGTTCTTTTATTTAGAACCAATAGCAAACCCTGAAATAAAATATGTAAGGTTATTGGGAAAGAGTGATGACAATGATATGTTTTTATCTATTGGTGAATCAGCAAACAACACTTATGTTATTAGCTTTGCTTCAGGTAGTGGAACAGCGTTTGGTTCTACCTCAACATATTTTCAACCAAGCACATCAAAGTTATTGATTACAATACAGAGAAGTGGTAACAACATTATCATAAGAGAGAATGGTGTTGCTCTAACTCCTGTTAGTTCTCAAGCTATTACTAATCCAACTTCTGACTTTGTGTTTGACCAAGTAGGTAAAAAAGGCAATAGAACTGATTTCTTTATGAATGCTTCTTTGTTTCATTTTTCTGTTTATGATGGTTTCATAGATAGCAATCTTACAAGGCTAGAGCAAAGTATAATTAAAAATGCAGAATCAGCAAAAGGTATATGAGTAAGATAAAGAAAACATTAAAAGAAGCAGGAAAGATATTGGCTAATGCTTTCTCTAAAGAGTTAGAAGCTCAAGGACACAGAGCATCTTCAACAAACAGTATCATTGATAGTTTTAGAGTAAAAGCTACTGATAGGTTCGTTGAGATTACTACTGATAAGTCCTATGCAAATATTTTGGAAACAGGTATTAAAAAAGGTGGAAAGTTTCCCAATAGAGAGGCGATAGAAGATTGGGTAAGAAAAAAAGGATTTGCTAGAAATGAAACAGAAATAAAACAGATAGCTTATGCTGTCGGTTTGAAGATACAAAAAGAGGGAGTTCCTACAAACGAAAGTTTTAGACACTCTACAAATGGCAGAAGAATAAAATTTATTGACCAAGTAGAAAAAGAGAATAAAGATAAGATAATAGAAATGATTGATAATGCTGTTGCATTTGATATAAATTTAATGTTTAATAAACTACCAAAAGAAGTATAATGGCAGAGAATAAAACTGTATATAGGATTGACATTCAAGGTAATGAAGAACTTATTAGGTTAAGAAAAGAACTTGATACCTACCAAAAGTCTTTAAAAAAACTTAGAGATGCAACCAAAAATTCTGAGGAAATAACAGAAAGTCAGGCTCAAGAGTTTAGTAATTTAGAACTTAGTGTAAAGAAAACTCGTTCTGAGTTTAACAAGGCATCCAAGTCTATAAAAGGAATGAATACCACAACCAAAAAAGGTGTTGGTTTTATTGGTAAGATGGCAGGTGCTATGGCTGCTGCAAACATTGCTACTACTGCGTTTACAAGAGTGGTTAGTCTTTTGACAAATGCTGTAAAAGAAGGCTTTACAACATTTAAGGATTTTGAATTTCAAATGGCTAGAGTAAAAGCCATATCAGGTGCTACTGATGAGGAATTTAGAAAACTTAAAAACTCTGCACAAATTTTAGGTAGAACAACATTCTTTACAGCATCTCAGGTAGGTGAACTTCAACTTAACTTATCTAAACTTGGTTTTAATACAGAAGAAATACTACAATCACAAGAAGCTATACTTATGCTTTCCACAGCAATGGGGGAGGACTTGGGTAGAACTGCTACTGTTGTTGCAGCATCCATTAGAGGTTTTGGTGAAGATACAAGTCAAACAGGTAGGTTTGCAGATGCAATGGCTTCAGCTTTTGCTAACTCTGCTCTTGATATTGAGAAGTTTCAAACATCAATGACTAAAGTATCTGCTATTGCTGCCACAGCAGGTTTTAGTTTTGAAGAAACAACAGGCTTACTTGCATTACTAACAGACAGAGGTATTGAAGCATCTATTGCAGGTACATCGCTTCGTAATATATTTCTTAAACTACAAGACCCTACATCTGACCTTTCACAAAAGCTAGGAAGAACTGTTCATTCAGGAGAGGATTTGATTGTTGCACTTAGAGAACTTGATGCTTCAGGTATTGATGTTGCAGGGGTGATGCAAATCGTTGACAATAGACAGGTACAGGCTATGGAATCCTTTATAAGAAGTGCTGATGCTATTGAACATTTTAATAGAATACTAAATGATGCAGCAGGTTCAGGTCAGAAAATGGCAGATGTTATGGAAGATACTGTCGGTGGTGCTATGTTAAAACTTAAATCTGCTTACGAAGGTTTTATTTTAACCATATCAGAGGGTGGTGGTGCTTTACAAGAGTTTTTTGAAAATCTAGCATTTGGTTTTAACTTTTATGCAAATCAGTTTGCTAGTGCTCAACAAAGGTCTAGTGGTATAGTGGCAAAGGCAAACAAAGATACAAAAGCTATACTAAAAGACCAAGAAGAAGCATTAAAGCAGTTTTCTGAAAATGAACAAAAAATTTATAGAAGAACTCAATCTCAGGTCATGCAAACTGTTCTTGAAGGCATGGAAGATAGAACAGCATTCTTGGAAGATGAGGTGAAAAGGACAGAGAAAAGGTCTATGTTTTTGTTTTTTAACAAGGATAGTAAAGATGCTAAAGAAGCTAGAAAAAATTTAGAAGCACACAAACTAGCTGTTCAAGACTTTTCTAATATGGTTATTGAGCAATCTAAAAAAGAACAAGATGCTGAAAAAGAAAAAATTAAGTTAGAGAAGGAAAAAGCAAAAAATGCTGCAAAACTTAGTGAACAACTTAAAAAACTTCAAGAAAGACAGCAGGAGTTAGTTGATGTGGGTGATAACTTAACCGAAGCAGGTTTAAAAGAACTTACACTTACAAATCAACAAATAAAGGCTATTCAAGCTCAAATAAAAGCACTTCAAGATTTAGGAGTGGAAAAGGATAAGCAAAAGGTGATTGGAGATGCAACTGCACTACAAGAGTTGGATATGGCAATAGCCAATGAAAGAATGAGCTTACAGCAACAATTTGCCGATGGAGAAATAAAAACAAAAGCTGAACTGAACCAAAAGCTAAAGCAGATGGAAATAGACCATTTACAGTTTGTTTTAGACCACAATATGGTTCATGGTGATGAGTTGATAAAAGTTCAAAGAAGATTGGCAAAAGCAAAAGCTGATGTAATAGGCGAAGAAGAAAAAACAGATATTGACAGAATTGCACAGATGAAAGAAACAGGCAAACTGTTGATGGAAATAGGTAGAGCTGAGGGAGAAAACAGCAAGATAAAAGAGGCAGGTATTAAAATTACACAAGCTGCTGCTGTTGCTGAAGGAATCAGAGGTCTTATAAATGCACAATCAAGTATAACAAAACAAGGTATTGGTGGCGACCCATTTAGTGCTTTTGCTAGAGTTGCTGCTATGGCTGCAATGATGGTTTCTGTTATTGCAAACATTAAAGGATTACTTGGTGGTTCAGGTGGAGTTAGAGGTGGAGAAAGAGGCGAAGGAAGTTTCTCTCCAACTGTATCACAGTTTGCTGAGGGAGGACTTACAAATGGTGGTATGTTCAAGGGTGCATCTCATGCTAATGGTGGTGTGAAGTTTAGAGTTGGTGGTAGAATACACGAAGCTGAAGGTGGTGAGGCTATCATAAATAAGCGTTCCACAGCTAAGTTTAGACCAATACTATCTGCTATAAACTCATACAACGGAAATGGTGTAAAGTTTGCTGAGGGTGGATTAATATCATCAGGAGAAAAGTTTGCTATGGGTGGAGAACTTAGAGGTGTACAAGAGCTTATAAATGGCTCTAACGGAGGAACACAAAGAGTTGTATTAGTAGAGAGTGATGTTACTGCAACTCAGAACAGAGTTAGCAACATTGAAAGTCAAGCCACTTTTTAGTATATTGCGTAATGGCATTCAAACAAAACAAAGAAGAAGTAGTATTAGAGTTTATAGAACTAATATATAAAGAAGTAAGAAAAAAGTATTCTGAAGAAGCAGGTATAAAGAATGTTTTATACCATCTTGTAGAAAGAGGATTGATTGATGCTAAAAGACTAAGAAACTATATGGTCATAAAAGATTTTCATAATTTTATGTCTGATAACAATGGTCATTCTACCCATACATTTATGGACTTATCAATCAAGTATGATATATCAGATAGAACAGCACAATCTATCATATACAAAGAAAGAGATAAATTTAAAAAAAATAATAACATTAGGTGATGATTTTGCAAGTTTTTTCGCAAATCACTAAATAACTATAATTAAGTTTGCATTTATGAATAATTGGTACTCGATAAATAATATAGCTGAAACTGCTGAAATCTCTATCTACGATGAGATAGGAGATTATGGTACTTCAGCAAAAAACTTTATAGAGGAAGTAAAGAATATAGGTAAGAAAGATATTACACTACGCATTAATTCTGTTGGTGGAAGCGTATTTGATGGACTTGCTATCTATAACACTTTGCGTTCTCACGCAGGGTATGTAAACATTAAGATTGAAGGATTGGCTGCCTCAATATCAACTGTCATAGCAATGGCAGGAGATAATGTTGAGATGGCTGAAAACGGATTCTTTATGATACACAACCCTTTTGGGCAATCAGCAGGAGAAGCAGGAGATATGCGTAAAACTGCTGACTTACTTGACAAGATAAAAAATGAAATCATTGAAATCTATCAAAGAAAAACAAACTTATCTTATGATGAGCTTTCTGATATGATGGATAAGGAAACTTGGTTATCAAGTCAAGAGGCACAGGAACTTGGTTTTGTAAATGATATTACAGAGCCTATAAAAGTTGCTGCTAAATATAATCTTTCTAAATTTACTAATGTGAATGAGGAAAAGGTTATGGGGATATTAAATATGAATAATAACAAAAAAACTTTAAAAATGACCGAAGAATTAAAAACTTGGTTCAACAGCCTTAAAGAGGAAATCGTTATGGCTGTTAAAGGAGAGGATGTTTCTACTCCTAGTGAAGTTTCTGTTGTTCTTTCTGATAACGAAGAAATTGTAAACAAGTTCTCTGAACTAGAGGATAATGCAAAATCTTTGAGAGAAGAAAAAGAAGAATTGGCTAACTTAGTTGGTGAAAAAGAAAGCACTATTGCTGACTTAACTAACAAAGTAGCTGAGATGGAAGCAAAGCTAAACAAAAGTGAAGCGACTGAAACAGTAGTAGAAGCTGAACAAGAGCCTACAATCACTCCAAAAGAGGAAGTTGTAAACGAATGGGATTCTTTTGCTAAATCAATTTTGAAATAATAATTTAAAAATAATAAAAAATGGCTATAACAGGTGCAAGTTTACCTGCTGTAAATCAGTATGATGTAAACAAAACAATTCTTGAACCTTTATTTTTAGGTCAAGACTATATGCAATACATGGATGTAATGCCTAATGTTGCAGGAACTATTGTAATTGACAGATTTCAAGCTCTAAGTGGAATCACTAAGGCTTTTGCTTCAGGTGCTTTTTCTTCTGAATCAGGAGATAAAGGTGCTACTGTAACAATTACACCAAAAAGAATGGAAGCTGAAGTGGCTTTCGCAGGTGATTCTTTATTCAACAAAATGAAGGGTCAATTATTAAGAGGTGGACACGACTTCGATAATGTTGATGGAACTATTGTAAAAAACATTCTTCTTGACTTAATCGGACAAGGTGTACAGTCTGACTTCAATCGTCAGCTATGGTTATCAACTTTAGATTCATCAACTCCTGATGCTAATTTCGGTATCTATGATGGTATCTTTGAAGCTATGCGTAATGCAGGTGCTACTCAAATTGCAAGAACATACTCAGGCTTATCTACACAAGCTGACAATGTTGCTTTAGTAGTAGGTAATGGTGTTAAAATCTTACAAGGTTTATACGATACTGCTTCTCCTGAGTTATTAGGTGCAGGAAATCACGTATTCTTCGTATCAGGAGATATTGCTGATGACTACTTAGTTACTTTAGAAGGAACAGGTTATGCAGCAGGTGGTTACGGAACTTTAGTTAATGGTATGCCACAACTAATGTACAGAGGTATTCCTGTTGTTGTGCGTAGAGATTGGGATATTGCTATTGCTGCATCAGCAGACAATGCTACTGCAATCAATGGTTGTACAAGTGTTAATGAAACTCACAGAGCTGTATTAACAACAAAAGATGCTTTCGTTGTTGCTACTGACTTTGCTTCAAATTCAGTTGAGCAATGGTACTCTAACGATAACAAAGAGTATCGTTTCAGAGTAGCTTATTCTGTTGGTTGTGCATTGAAAGATGCTAAGTTAGCTGTGTTCTACACTCCTAACACAATGGAAACTTCAGGTTACTAATAATTGAATTAAATTAAGGGGGATGAAATACTCCCCCTAATTTTTAACTTATAAAATAATAATAAAATGGCAATAGAAGCATTAGGTGTTAACAACACCGATATGGAAATAAGAGGTGGTTTGCAGTATGTTGCAATTACTACTTGGGCAGATGCATCAGCAGTTACTTTTGATGATTCAGATGACCACGCAATAAGTGCTGTTGCAGGAATTTCTGATGCAAAGTTATTTGACCTAAAATTAGGTACAGGTTCTTTGACAACAGCAGGAACGAAAGAAGGTGGCACTATCGCTTTTGAGCATACAGTATCTTTCTATGTTCCTAACATGAGTTCTGCTCACATGAGAGCTTTAGAAAGCATGAAAGACACTAATTTAGCTGTGTTTGTAAAAGACCATAGTGGTCAGGCTTACTGCGTTGGCTATCACTCAGCATTTGCTTTAGAAGATGATTATGCTAATCAGCAAGTAGTTTGCAGACTTTCATCTATCGAAGGTGGAACAGGTGCAGCACTAGGTGATGAGCATGGTGTTACTGTAACAATCACTTGTGTAGCTCACGAAATGCCTAGAGCATTTTCAGGTACATTTACTCCTGATAGTTCAGCAGGTACAGTTACAATATCTTAATAATTAACTGAAAAGGATTGGGTTTGACATACTATTTGTCATTCCCCTCCTTTTTATTATATTAGCATTATGTATAAAGCAAGACTTAAAAAAGGTGTTACTAGATTTGGTAAAGGTGGACTTCTTGTTGATTGGTCAAAAGCTACTCAAGAACAAATGAAGTTAGTTTACGAAATGGGAAGCGACCTTGTAACAAAAGAAGAAGATGCAAAACCAAAGAAAAAGAAATCAAAAGCAAAAGAAAACAACTCCACAGATAAAGAGTAGTTTCGGAACTAAGTATGCTTTTGTAAATCTATCAACTCCTGAAATAAACACAGAGGTTAAGGATTTAGACAGGTTAAGAGAACCTTATATTCCTTTTGGAAAGGACAATCTATTTCCTCAGTATTTAGCAGAGCTAAAAAGAAACTCATCTACGCATAGGTCTGTATTAGCACAAAAAACCACATTTACAACAGGTAGTGGATTTTTTACTACAAGTGAATCTCTAAAGAATTACATTGAAGATGTAAATGCTGATGGAGAAAGTTTGAAGGATGTGTTTAAGAAACTAGCTGATGATTACTTTACTTATGGTAATGCTTACCTAGAGGGTGTTGTTTATGATGGTGGTATCAACTTCTATCATAAAGATGCTTCAACAGCAAGAGTTAGTAAGAACAAGCAATCAGTTTGTTTTCATCCTGATTGGACTAATTACAAAAAACATCCTGAAAAAAAGCAAGTAATTCCTGTATATCCTAGAATATCATCTAGTAGATTTATTATACATTACAAGGATTACGAAAGTACATTTAGTTTTTATGGTTTACCTGACTATGTAGCATCACTTGAGCATATAGCGATTGACTACGAAATAGGAAAATATAACCATACAGCATTTAAAAATGGCTTCAGTCCATCAGCTATCGTTACTGTTAACGGAGATTTTGGTGAATCAGAAGCAGAGAAGTTTGTTGAAGCTGCTAAAGATACCTTAACAGGTAGTGGAAACAACTCAAAGATATTATTCTTAGTTAAGAATGGTGATGACAGTAGTGGAACTGATGTTCAAATCATTAATAACAAAGAAGATGGTGATTTCTTAGATTTACAGAAACTCACCGACCAAAACATTATTACTGCTCACAGATGGCAACCTGCCTTGAGTGGTATTGTTTCATCAGGTAAGATGAACAACACAGGAAGCGAGATTAGAATTGCTTATGAATTAGCAATGAGTACAGTAATTAAAGATACTACTAACATTCTTCTTGCACCTATTAAAAAGGTATTAAATAGAGAGTTAGGGTTTGATACACAAGATTTACAGGTAGTTTATGAACCACCAATCTCTTTCTTATCAGACTTAGACCCAAAACAAGTTCTTACTATCAATGAGCAGAGGTTAATGCTTAACAAGGATTTACCAAACATTCCTGATGGAGAACTACTAATATCTGACAGACAAACAATAAGAGTAGAACGAAGCGAAACACAAGGGTAATATGGCAAATGTAAGACAATATGATAATTTAGTAACAGCATCAGAGGTTATATCCAAGTCCTTTACAAATCAAGCGACTGATTTATCTTTGATTAGTGATGAACTTATTACGATAGCTGAACTTGCTCACATCAAACCAATGTTAGGTTTAGATATGTATGAGGAACTTAAAACTCAAAACGATTCATCAGGAACTCTTACTACTGCCAACTCTGACCTACTAACACATTATCTTAAAGATGCTTTATGTTGGTATGTTAGATTTGAGGCTATGAACGAAATACAGTACAACACAACCTCAGCAGGTTTAGTTGTTAATGTTTCTGAGTTTAGCAGTCCTGCAAATGTAGAGCAGTTCAATCAAATGAAGTCTGACACTTTTAGAAAGGCACAAGTTCTTAGTGATGATATGATTGCTTATATTACACATGAAGACCAAACAAATTCTTATCCATTGTACGGAAAAGATGGAGATAGCTCTATGCCTTACGATGGAGATGTAGCTAAAAAAATGAACGGAATAATTTTTTACTAATGGCAACAAATTTTCCAAAGAAAGGTGATGACAAAAAGATTTCTTTGCGTAACAGCGAGGAAAAGCAGTTCAGTTATGAGTTTGCTAAAAACCTAAAAGAGCAACAGCCAAAGATATGGAAGGCAGGAGGCAACATTAGAGGTAATGAGGCTTTTATGCTTTGGGGTAGAGCAAGAGATGGTCAAGATACTGAAGCTATAAGAGAGTGGATAAAAGAAAGAGAGAGTTGGGCAAAAAGACATTTTAGAGATGGGCAAAAGTTCAAAGGAGATGTAGAGCCAAACCTCAGCAATGTAGCAGGTGTTGTTGCACAGATTAAATGGGGTGTAATAGGAAACTTAGGACAGCAGGGAATGAAAGATGTGATACTAGAGCTTACAAAGAAGCTAGAAGGTCGTAAAGAGCCTAAAAATGTATCTCCTACTGTAAAGAAAGGTCTTGAGGCTAAGGTTAAAGAACATAACGAAGATGTTAAGGACTTAAAGGTAGATTGGAATCCAAGAGTTACTTACAAGAAGTTAGAGAAAGTATTTGACAGAGGCATCGGTGCTTATCGCACAAATAAAGAATCGGTTAGACCCAACGTAAAATCTGAGGAACAATGGGCATACGCAAGAGTAAATTCTTTTCTTTTTGTTATGAGAAAGGGTCGCTTTCAAGGTGGTACTCACGACACAGATTTACTACCAAAAGGACACCCTGTAAAGGAAAAGATGAAAGAAACAGAGAACGCAAGAAAAAACCCTAACTGTCCTGATGGATGGGAACACCAAATGCCTGATGGCTCTTGGATGTGTGGTAAAGAACATGGTGGTGGTGGCTACAACAAAGTTGATGAAGAAAAACTTGTAAAGCTACTAAATATAATGAAAGAAGATTTAATAACAGAAATAAAATTAATTAAGAAATAATGGCAAGTACAGTAACAGCACAAACGCTTACAGTAGATATATCAGAAACTATTACATTAGGTGGAACTAATTATAGTAGCACAAAGTCATTAAGCATTGCTAATATAACAAGCATATTCAAAAGAGTGGTTACTTGCATAGCTAGTCAAACGACAACTATTGCAACATTCAATGGTAATGTTTTTGCTTCAGCAAATGCTATTGATTTAGAAGATACAAAGTACATTAGAATTACTAATATGGATGATGCAAATCCTCTTGAGTTAGCTGTCGTAGGTGCAGCAACACTATATCAAGTTGTTTTGGCAGCAGGTGAATCTCATATATTAGGCTCTCCTGATGACTTAATGTTGGCAGAAGCAGACACAAGTCCTAGCTTTGGAACAATGGCTGATATAGCAAGTATTCAAGTGAATCCTGCTTCTAATGATGTTGATATAGAAATTTTTGTAGCAAGTATATAATATGGCAAGTAACGAACATAACAGTTTACCTAACGACCAACTTCATAATCCTAAAGATTTTAGTACAGCAAGTAACAATACTGTTCTTACTAAAAATGGTTCAGGAAATATATCTTGGCAAGATGATAGGTTAAGAACAATGCAGCATATTAGAGTTGCAGGTTTTCTTTCAGGTGTTACTTCTACAAGTGAATTTGCACCTGTTTATGCAGGTGGTACAACTCACCAATTTACTACTGTTACTACTGACCCTACTGCTGATGCACAGGATGCTGTTGCACAAGCACAGCTATATTGCACTAGAGCAGGTTTTGTAAATGCTTTTAATGGTGTTCTTGCTGCTACAAGTGGAAAGACAATAAACTTAAAAGTATATAAAGGCACTCCTGCTGATGCTAGTTCTGCTGCTATTAATTTAACTCAACTAGGTTCAACTGCTACTGAAGTAGGTGGTGGTAATACTAATGTTGATGTATTTGCAGCAGGTTCTTTAGGTTCTTCTGCAACATTTGCAGCAGGTGATGTAATAATTGTTACAATATCAGCAGGTAATACAGATTCTACTACTTGTAGATTTAACGGAACTTTAGAAATAGTTTACACAGAGTAATGAAAAAGGGGTTGCAAAGAGTAAAAGATATTTTTTGGTATAGCGACAGCGAACCTAATGAAATAATGATTGCTCTTGCCATTACTTTTGTCCTTCCTATAATGATATACAAAGACTTTTTAATACAGAATTGGGTGTTAGGAATCTTTGGTGTTTGTTCAGGAATCTTTCAGTTATATGCTTCTGCTTGGTGTGGATGCTTGAATAAAAGATTGGTTGCTGTTCAAATATCTTGTGTAGTATGCGTATCAACTTGTTTGAGTTTATTTACACAGGGGTTACTAGGGGGTAGCAAGTCTGCTTGGTTTATAATTTTAATACTTTCTGTTTGGAATATGATAAGAGTATTTAAACAAAAAATACTTCGATAATGGAAGCAATACAACAGATATTAATTACATTAGCAGCAGTAGCAGGTTCTACTGCATTATGGAACTTTTTAAGTGAAAGAATAAAAGCCAAAACAGAGGCTCGTAAAGATGATTTAAGAAATGATGATGGTATGCAGTACAGAGATGATTTAAAGGATAGAGTTAGAAACTTAGAAAGTTTACTAGCCAAATCATCAGATGAAAAAGATGAGCTTAGAGATACTGTGTTAGAACTTACAAAACAAGTAAGTGAATTATCAGTTAAAGTTGAGTTCTTAGAAAAAGAAAACGAAAGACTTAAAAATTTAAGATAAATGAACTGTAATTGTGAAAAAGCGTTGGCATCTTGTGATTGCCTTGTTGTTGAAAATGGTGGTGAAACTGCTGAAACTGTTGAGGTTGTAGATGCTGAAGTTATTTCAACAGGTCTTGATACTGTTCTTAATGATTTTTCAAGTTGGATAAATGACCTTGAAACTGATGAGCAACCTACCTGTAACATAGAAAATCCTGAAGATTGTGAAAATTGTGGTAGCTAATGATACAAAAGGACTTAACATTATCCGTAGGTAATATAATTTGGATTGTAGGTATCATATTTACTATGGGAACTGCTTATAGTCAAATATCACATTTAGAAGAACATATTGTTATAGTTGAAAAGCGATTAGATAAAAAGATAAAACTTCTCAATGATTGTGATGATAGGATTGTAGAGTTAGAAAAAGAGTTAGCTACTTATAAAAATTGTAAACATCATAAATAATGGAATTAGTTGTATTAAGATACAATTTATCTTCGGATAGCACAAATGGTATGCTACTAGAGAAAAGTTGGATAGGCTATGATTTTCTTTGTTATACTCTTGAAGATGAATACAGAGATAAAAAGGTCAAAGGAGAAACAATGATACCTTATGGTAGGTATGAAATAAAGTTAAGAAAAGAGGGTGGATTTCATAAAAGATATATCGATAGATTTCCTGATATACATGATGGTATGTTGCATATCACTAATGTTCCTAACTTTGAGTATATTCTTATACATTGTGGAAATACTGATGAACATACTTCAGGTTGCTTACTTGTTGGCGACAGCCAAGAAAACAACGGATTGATAACCGATGGATTTATAGGAAAATCTACACAAGCCTATAAAAGAATTTACAAGCATATATTAGAAGAACTACAAAAAGGAGAACAAGTTTTTATAGAATATAAGCATATAAACGATTTTTTTAATTAACCCTTCACAAAGGGTTCACAAAGGGTAGTTTATACCCTATATAATAAAGATAAATATAAAGTTAAAGATAAGGATAAGGATATGAGTATTTTGGGTAAAATTTTTAGTAGTGGTGCAAAAGATTTAGTTGATAGTGTTGGAAATGCTATTGACAAGATGCACACATCATCAGAGGAAAAAGAGCTTATAAAAGCTGAAATAAAAAAAACTATATTAGACTATGATTACAACATTCAAAAAGAAGTTACAAAGCGTTGGGAGGCAGATATGCAGGGTAATTGGCTTACTAAATCCATTAGACCCTTATCACTCGCCTTTCTTTTACTCGTACTTACTGTGTTTACTCTTGTTGATTTTGGGTTCGTAGGACTAGAAATCAAAGATTCTTGGGTAGATTTATGGCAACTTTTAAGTTTGACAGCCTTCGGTGCATACTTTGGAGGTAGGTCATACGAAAAAATTAAGAAATGATTTGTTTTGTAGTTTTCTTTTTAGTAGTTTTATAAATCTTTATATCCGTTCTAGGATATTCTGTCTAGTGTTTAGTTAAATTTGGGGGTATTTGCATACTCCCATTTTTTTGTTTATATTGCGAAAAATTTTCATTATGAAACAATTTAGACCTAGACTATCTAAAAAGGAATATGAAATAATACAGCAATATAGAAGTGGTAACGCTGTGGGTATCATTGGAGATACGCATGAGCCATTCTGCCACCCTGATTACAGGAATTTTTGCTATGAAGTATTTGATAGGTTTGGTGTTTCACAAATTGTACATATTGGAGATGAAGTTGACAACGCAGCTCTATCGTATCACGAGAAAGTAATAGAGATGCCTAACGCAGAAAGCGAAGCAGAACAGGCACAAAAAGCTATGGAGAAATGGTATGCTACCTTTCCTGATGTTAAGGTCTGTGTTGGTAATCATTCTGCACTACCATTTAGACAGGCAACAACAGCAGGTATTCCTAAAAGGTTCTTGAAGTCTTATGAAGAAATATGGAACGCACCGAAAGGTTGGAAATGGGAACTGCAATGGGAGATTGATGGTGTTCTATATGAGCATGGAACAGGAAGTAGTGGTGCTAGAGCAGCAGTTAATAGAGCAACTGCAAATAGACAATCAACTGTTATAGGTCATTGCCATTCCTTTGGTGGTGTAAACTATATGGCTTCTCGTAGTGATTTAATCTTTGGAATGAATGTTGGCTGTGGCATTGATGTAGATGCTATGGCATTTTCTTATGGTAAAAACTTTCCTAAAAAGCCAACTCTTGGCTGTGGTGTAGTTCTTGATGGTGGCAAGACTGCACTATTTATACCTATGGATTTGGGTAGTAAAATTTCTCGTATCTAGTAAAGCAAACTTTTTTACATTTTTTTTACTTTTTGTTTGGTAGTTATAATAATTGTTGTATATTTGCCTCAGTTATTAACATAAAACACTTAACAAAATGACAGATTTAAAAGTAGAAATGATTAAAAAAGGAGATGCAATGTTCTTGCTTGACAGTAAGATTGAGCTATTGGAAATGTTATTATCTAAAGATGAGAACAAAGAAATAGAATACAGAGCAGAGAACAGCAAGGTAATGGCAGAGTGGACTAATGGCAGAGTAGAAGCTAGAAAGTGCGACCTATCTACACTAAAAGAAATAAGAACTTATTTACAATCACTTTAAATTAAATAATTATGACAGAACTAAAAAAAGAAACTAGAAAAGAAGCGTTAGGTAGATTATTCAAACAGAATGGTCTAGTGCAAGAAGATGTGTACAAGGACAAGAGAGGTTTTGTAATCATCACAAGAACAGGTATTGATAAGATTATCAGCAATAGAAACATCACTTTACAGTATGAGCCAATCGTTATGGAAAAAGAATGGGTAGTATTGAGATGCGTTGCTGAAATGGTAAAAGGAAAAGACATTGGTCATACAAGAGTAGAATCTTTTGGCGAAAGCAGTAAAGAGAATACTATGGGTATGGCAGGTAAGTTTCCTGTTGCTATGGCAGAGAAAAGAGCAAAGTCAAGAGCAGTATTAATGTTGACAGGCTTCTACGAGCAAGGAGTGTATGGTCAAGATGAAATGGCAGACTAATGACTATGGATTGGCTAGAGGAACTTCTTGATGACGAACCAATCAGTAATAGTCAAATAGCTATCATTGAAGGTTTGCTCTCAAGAGTTCCTTACGACCCTGAAACTGTTAACGATATAGAAATGGGTTTATTGCATCTAACTTATGAAGAAGCACATCAGCTTATAGTAACGCTAAAGCAAGATGAGATACCAAAAGACCCTAGAGAACAATTTAAAAAAATGTTTAAGTATGGCAATTAAAAAACACGCAATGACAAAAGTAGGTGCAATAGTTTGCATCACTAGAGAGCAAGTAAGAAAGATAAAAGAAAGTGGGGATAATCCCAATAGCAAGTCTTTTAAAAACAGAACAGGGATAGACAAACCATTTGTAGATACCTACATGGAACTTCCTGACAGTAAAATAAAAGAGTTGTATAAACAAGAATTTGGAATTGAATTAGAAATAGTATAATTATGAAAGTAGCAAGTAGCAAATTTGAAGCACTAATGCGAGAGCTTGGTGTTACTAAAAAAGAGTTTAGTGAGATTACAGGAGTTACAAGTCTTACAGTAAACAAGTATTTAGCCAACCCTAGCCTGTTGAGGTTGAAGCACATAGAATGTCTATCATCACAAAAGAAAATAAATGATAGGTATGGTATGAAAGAATTGATAGAAGTTATTAGAGATGACAGCTAACGAGTTAGAATACAAAAAATATCAGCCTTTGCGAGATGCTGTTTGTGCAGTTTACAATATCACTCAAGAACAACTTGAGGGTAGCAGAAGACACTCAAACATAGTATCAGCAAAGAGAATGTTTTTCTACTTTCTGCGTAGGCACTATTACTTACCATATATGAAAATATCAGATATATTTGGTATGAATCATGCAACTGTTATACATCATTTCAAGACTATGAAAGGTTACTTGGAGTATGATAAAGATATGATGCTAGAGTATATAAGAGTAAGAGATTTAGTGTTTGAACAGAACAGTTTTGTAACATTGAATGATGAACTAGAAATCTTGGAGAAGGAAAAACTCCTACTCGATGACCGAGTAGATAAAATCAAATCAGAAATTAATTATTTAAAAGAATTAGAAAATGGAAATTAAAGGAACTTTAGAAGCAATCTTTGAAACAAAAGAGTTTAAAAGTGGATTTAAAAAGAGAGAGTTTGTTATCAATACAGGTGGCGACTACCCTCAATCAATCAAAATGGAAGTTGTAAAAGACAACATTAACAAGTTAGATGCTATGGCAGTAGGAACTCCTGTTGAGTGCAAGATAGACATTAGAGGTCGTTTGTACGAAGGAAACTACTACAATAACATTTTAGCTTGGGCAATTAAGGAAGAAGGATTTACTGCTGCAAAATCAGAAAAGACTGAAACTGTTGCAGAAGATGATGGACTTCCATTTTAAGTTGAAACTGTTAATGAAAACATTTGACTGCGAAGTCATAAAGTAATTATGTAAATAGAGTTGTTGTTCTGCTTCGGCAGGACACTTCTCTAAAAACTAGAAGATAAAGATGAGATTTGAAACTGTTGAAGATATTAAAAGACAAGAAAGAGCAGTAAGAGTATTTTGCGATGAGTATGAATATAGCTATGTGTCCTCTCATGAATGGGCAAAGATAGACTATCAAATAGTTGGTAAGAGTTTGAATAGGATTTGTGGCTTTGAGGTAAAAGGTTGCAAGAATCAGAACATTGGCAATAAAGAAAATGTTTTGGTATCTATGAGAAAACTTGTTGATGGTCAGCAGTATCAAAAGAACTTTGACATACCATTGGTTATGTGTTGGAGTTTTGAAGATGGCATACTGTATGAAAGACTAGATAATCTTATTGGAACATTTAGTATTGGAGGTAGAAAGCCTAGATTTGGCTCTACCTTTGATGTTGAACTTATGACATACATAAAACAAGAAAATTTAAAAAAGTTATTGTTTATTTAAAAAATAGTTATATGTTTGTCAAAATTAAACTAAACAACTATGGCAAAAAGAATGACAGATACGGACAAGTGGAAGAAACGCTTTGTTCGTGAACTAAAACCTCAACACAAGTTATTATGGTTCTACATACTAGATGACTGCAATCACGCAGGTATATGGGAAGTAGATATTGATGTAGCTTCAATCAGAGTAGGCTTTGACCTATCAGGAGATGATTTACCAAACCTATTTGGAGAAAAAGTAATAGAGTTTGATGGTGGCGACAAATGGTTTCTACCTGACTTTATTGACTTCCAATATGGTGAACTAAATCCAAACTCTAATGTGCATAAATCAGTTATTGCATTACTTGATAAGTATAATCTCCAAGGGTATATAAAGGGTTCACAAGGGGTACAAAGTACCCTTATAAATAAAGATAAGGATATAGTTATAGTAAAAGATAAAGTAAAGGCTAAAAGGTTTGTAAAGCCAACAGTCGATGAAGTATTAGATTACTGTAATGAAAGACAAAATTTAGTAGATGCACAAAAATTCTATGACTTTTACGAAAGTAATGGTTGGAAAGTAGGCAAGAACTCTATGAAAGATTGGAAAGCATCTGTGAGAACTTGGGAGAAAAACACAAGTAGTGCTAAAAAATCACAACCAAAAGAAGTATTAACAGCTTGGCAACAGGCAAGAAATGTAATTAACAATGGACAATAAGAAAATAGAACAGAAGATAAAGAACGCAAAAAATCCTTATATGAAGGAAATGTACGAGAGAGCCTTACTAATGAGAAAGTGGGGAAAGAGTAAGCAAGAGTTTGATACCTACTTTTTAATGACAGGTTGGTTTCATGATGAAAGAAAGGAAACATCAACATTATTAAGTGGAAAGAATCGTGGATAAAAGAAATCAAATATGGCATAGGTTTTCTAATGACCTTGAGCAACTAAACTTGGACTGTGTAGATTTATTAAGTAAGTGCTATATGATGCTTGGTCAACGACCTGATACAGAACAAATTGTAATGATGGCAAAATTTCTAGTAGATGATTTGTCAAAGTTCTATGGCTCAATGGATATGAATGAAGTGGCATTTGCTTTTGAGCAAGGCATTAGAAACTCTGATAATGGTGGTTTTGTAAATGTTCGTAATTGGAATATATGGCTCAAGGAACATAAGACAAAGGCACAACTACAAAGGCAACAAAGATTAGTAACAGATTATCAGAAGCATCAGCAAGGTCAGAAGATGATTGATGCAACTATAAATAAAGCAAAGAGATTAAAATGAAGCGACCAATATATTATGCTAAAATAAATTTCAAGTATAGAGTTTTAAAAAATTTAAGGAAGGTTTGGAAACAAGATAGTATTGAATGTTTTATAACAACAGAGAACTTGAGAGAACTTACTTCTGATGATATGGTTGTAGGAAAGATTTGTAGGTCTATCAAGAAGAAAAGTAATGAGATTGAACTAATTATCAAGCAGACAACAGTAATAAGTCAGCATGGTGAAACTAACGACAGATTTTGATATGGAAACTATTTTATACACACTATTGCTTCTTTCAGTTTTATACCTTATATTTACTGTCAAGCATTTGAGAGAGGACATGGGTTATATGGAGAACAAGATACATAACCTAGAGAACTTAATCAAAAGTAATACAGATAAGATATATGACATCGAAGAAAGGGTATCGCAAGGGGGGTACAAAGGGGGGTACACAGGTGGTGCTTACGGAAGAAAAAGTACAAATCAATATCGTGAATTACTTGAAACTGCAATATCCAAAGGCATTGTTTACTGCAACTATGGGTGGTCAGTTTCAAAGACACTACTCTCAAAGGCTCAAGGCGAAGCGAACAGGCTACTTGAGGGGAGTATCAGACCTACTTATCTTCGAGCCAAACGATACCTACAAGGGATTGTTTATAGAGTTAAAAAAGGACAAGAAGTCATATCCTACCAAAGAGCAGAAGATGTTTATAGAGAACGCATTAAATAGAGGCTACTACGCTATATGTTGTAAGGGTTTTGACCATTGCAAAGAAGTTATTGATAATTATTTTAAAAATGAGTTATGATACATAAGAGTAAGTATTACTACGACTACACAAGGAATCAAGGATATAATCAAACAAATGAAAAAGTAAGACTTCCTGAAACTGCTAACATAGATATTCCTAACTACTACATAGGTCAGGTGTATGGTTATGAAGCTAGAAAGGTTATCGAGGATTGGGATTTATCATACAATGTTGGAACTGCTACGACCTACCTCTTGCGATGTGGAAAGAAAAAGGAGAAAGGCATGAACGACAAAGATAAACACATTGAAGATATAAAGAAAGCAATAAACCATTTAAAATTTGAAATAGAAAAATTGAGTAATGAAAAATAAAGTAAGTATATGTTGTGGCTCTAATGTTATATTAAGAGTATTCCACGCATTAGGACAAAAGTATTTTAGATGTTTAAGGTGTAATAAGTTTTGTGCTACAAAAGATAAGTAATGGAAGATAATATATATATAAGGAAAGATATGAGAGGTGGTGGATATGCTAAACGCAAGTTTACTTTAGAAGAAGCAGAAGCCATACGAGAAGAATACAAACAAGGTAATACAAGTCAAAACAAATTGGCTAGGAAATATGGTGTAAGTCAACCGATAATTAATATGATTATCAAAAAAAAGACCTACATTAAATAATTTTTTTACTCTAGTAAGATAAACTTTTTTTGTATTTTATTTAAAAAATGTTTGGTAGTTTAAAAAAATGTCGTATGTTTGCATTGTAATTATTAACTAAACAACTAAAACACAAGACAATGAAACATATTAGAAGCTCATTTATAGAACAACAAGAAACATATACATTAGAAGTTTACTTTGATTATCATAAAGAAGATGGTAATTGGGAAACGCCACCTAGTGAAGAACTAGAAATAGAAAAAGTAGAACTCAATGGTCAAGACATTACTGACTTTTATTGGGATTATTTAAGCGACACAATGGACTTATCTATCCTAGAGTATTGTAGGGTACAGTAGGGGAATAGAGGGGGATAGGGGGTAGGTAGGTTATAACAAGTCTGAGGTTACTACCTACTCTCTACGAACTCTTAATAATTAAAAACAATGAATGACACAATAACAACTAACAAAGCAAAACATTTGCTACACAAACTAAAATTAAGCAATAGAATGTTCTTTTTAGAATATCAGAGGCCATTTGAAGATAGACAACATATACTTTGTAGAATGTTGCTTAACAAGAACCTGAAGCCATTTGAAAAGATATTTGAAGAAGAAAGGTACAATGATATAGAAGTTTACAATATAAGCGACCAAAGTTTTACAAAGTTAAATATAAATGAGATATTATTCATAAGATACAATGATGTAAGATACTACATCATATCAAGACAATAGTTTGTTGTGTAATTATTGTAACATTGTTTTTAGTTAGTTAATTGTTGGAGTAGCATTAGTTTGTTGCTCCAACTTTTTTATGTGGAAACTGCCATGAAACTGCCCTGAAACTGCCATAGACCTGCCTAGAGTTGTGGTGTAAGTCATTGAGTATCAGTTATTTAGAATGAATATAAATTACAAAAAACTTATATTTTTTTTGGTATTGTTTAAAAAAGTTTTATATTTGCATCATAATAATTAACTAAACAACTAAAAAAATGAAACAAATTGAAAAAGAAATTTTTGAAGCATTAAATGAAGCGCAAAAAATAGCAGATGCTAATAGTCAAGATAGACTATTTGATTTAATAGAATATAACAAAGATTTATTATATAGTTATGATTTAGACCAACAAGAATTAAAACAATTATATAGATTTGCAAGTTATTCTTTAGAT